TCAGATTAAAAAAGAAAGAGATAGATCCATAGAAAAAAACGGAAGAAGGGATTGGTATGAATCTAATAGAGATGGATTCAAATCTTATATGAAAGAGTCAAAGAGCTCTGTTTACTATGCTGTAAAAGAATTCGAACAAAGAAAAGCTGCTTTTAGATGGACTAGATCACAAACAGCAAAAACAGGATCTATCGATGTTAATAAGCTTTGGTCATATAAAACAAACGAAGATATCTTTAATAGGGTAACAAGACTTGCAGATGCTAAAAACCACGGAATGATTATGCTTATTGACTACTCTGGTTCAATGTCAGATGTCATGGGTGGAGTATTAGATCAAACCATAATGCTTTCCTTATTCTGTAAAACAGTTAATATTCCATTTGAAGTTTATGCTTTTACAAGTGAATGGGATCCTAAATCATCACCGAGAGGACTTAAAGATGGGGATTTACATCATGGAAATCTAAATCTAGTACAAATTGTTTCAAGCAAATTAAGTAAATCAGATTTTAATGAAGCACTTTATCATATGTACATAAGAAAAGAACTATACAAATCCAAAGACTATGAATCAAGATGGATGGAAATGGACATTATTGGTAAATCAGAAGAATATGGTTCAACTCCTTTAAATGAGGCTTTGATTGTTACTGATTATTTAATCAAAGACTTCAAGCTTCAAAACAGAGTTGATAAAATGAATCTAGTTATTATTAGTGATGGGGATTCAAATCGTTCTCATATGTATCAGGATTATGACTTAAAAATAGAAAGATCCAGCTACAACAAATACGGTAAAGCAACTTTATTAATGAATGGTCACAGGTTAGAACTTGAAGGATTTGGAAGAAGTGCTACTCAGAATATTCTTTCACATCTTTCTAAAAAGTATAATATGACTAATATAGGATTCTTTATTGCAGAAAAGAATTGGCATTTTAAAAGCAAATTAGAATCTGCATTTTCACAAAAAAATCCACAAGTAACAAGCTGGAATGAAGAGCAAGAGTATATGAAAGAATGCTCAAAAGAATATGTTAGAAATAAATGTGTATCAATTGATGGTGTATTTGGATATAACGAGTACTATCTTCTTAAGAAAGACAAAAAAATGGATACAGAATCAGATGAATTTAAAGCTCAAGAAGATGCTACTAAAGGTCAGCTAACTACAGCATTCAAAAGATATTCAAAATCAAAATCATTGAATAAAGTATTATTAACAAAATTTGGAAGAAGCGTTGCGTAACAATTTCGTGACAATTTACAATAGGGGGTTTACTTATCCCCCGATCGACGGTATAATATACCCATCTATTTAATTATGAAAGGAGTGAAAAAATGGACTATACAATCTCGACTAAGCTAATTGTCCAGGAACTACAAAGAAGGTTTCCTGACAAAAGTCAATTTAGAACTAAAGAAATCGTAGAAACTGCGAAATCTTTAGGTTATGGAAGTGGATCTTATCGACCACTTACCGAATCAAATCTAAGGGTTAAAATTGGAACCTATGATTTATCTGGTATTATTGAAACCACAGATATTCCCCAAAACGGAACCACAAAGGAAAATTCAAAAATGCAATCTATTGTAAATGAAGATAAGACATTTGCCACCACTGATCCAACATTCGTTCCATGGGGATCTTTCCATGACATTGTTAAGATTATTAAATCTGAAATGTTCTATCCTGTTTATGTTTCTGGTTTATCTGGAAATGGTAAAACCTTTATGGTAGAACAAGCAGCAGCTAAACTCGGAAGAGAATTCATCAGAGTCCAAATCAATCCTGAAACAGATGAGGATGATTTACTTGGTGGATTCAGACTTATTAATGGAGAAACAGTTTTCTCTAAAGGTCCAGTTTTAAAAGCTATGGAAAATGGTGCAATTCTTTTATTAGATGAAATCGATAGGGCCACAAACAAGATCATGTGTTTACAAGGCATATTAGAAGGTAAACCAGTACTTGTTAAAAAGACTGGTGAAGTTGTACAAGCTGCAAAAGGATTCAATGTTATTGCAACAGCAAACACAAAAGGTAAAGGTTCTGAAGATGGAAGATTTACAGCAGCTTCAATCATTGACGAAGCGTTCTTAGAAAGATTTACAATTTCAATAGATCAAAAGTTTCCAAGCTTAGCTATTGAAAAGAAAATAGTTATGAAACACATGAACAAATATGTTTCAAATGATTCTGCTACAGAAGATTTTGCTGATAAGTTAGTAACTTGGGCAGATATTATACGTAAAACATTTTATGATGATGGTGTAGATGAAGTTATTTCTACTAGAAGACTTTGTCACATTGTCCAAACATATTCAATCTTCTCGGATAAATCTAAAGCAATTGATCTTTGTATCTCAAGATTCGATGAAGATACAAAAGCCGCTTTCCTAGATTTATACTCTAAAGTAGATTCTGGGGAAGAGGTAAACTTTAATAATGGGGTTAGTGATGATGAGATTCATGAAGAATTCGAAGACGACGAATAATAATAGTCTATTTAAGTTCAACGAGGATAAACTCCTCGAGGAACTTTTAACTTATATTAAGGACACCTATGGTGGACACTACTCAAAAAATAAATTCCAATCAACGGAATTTATTATTGACTGTGGACATGGTATGGGATTTGCCTTAGGAAATGTACTAAAGTACGCACAAAGGTATGGCAAAAAAGAAGGATTCAATAGAGCTGATCTAATGAAAATCATTCACTATGCTGTTATTGCCTTACACGTACATGATTTAAATAATGGAGAAAAATAATGCAACTATCAAGTGATACAATATCAGTACTACAAAACTTTGCCTCGATCAACCCAAACGTTGTTCTAAAGCCAGGGCAAGAAATTAAAACCATATCTGAAGCTAAAAACATATTAGCAGAAGCAGATATCATCGAGGACTTTCCCCAAGAGATTGGAATATATGATCTCTTTGAATTCTTATCTGTTCATAACTTAGTGGAATCACCCCACCTAGAATTCGAATCAAATGCAATAGTGATTCAAAGCACAGGGGGTGGATGTAAACTACCAAACAAGCAAACTGTTAAATACTATTCAGCTGAACCAAGTATCTTAACAACAACAGACAAAAATATCGATATGCCAGATCCAGAAGTAACTATGAACTTAAAATCAGATGTTATTTCTAGGATTAAAAAAGCAGCATCTGTCTTAGGTCATACCGATATTTCTATTAATGGAAATCCAAAAGGAATTTCTATTAAGGTATTTGACCCAAAAGACAGTAGCTCAAATACTTACGACTTCGAACTTGGTGAAAACCCAGGGGGTAATACATTTTCTTTCGTCATAAACATTTCAAATCTGAAATTAATTGACGGGGATTATGATGTGTTTATATCTGCAAAGGGAAATGTCTTCGTGTCTAAGTGGGTAAACACCACTATTCCGGTTAGATATTTTATCGCTTTAGAACAAAGCTCAACCTTTAATGTATAAATACTACAAAGAAAGTGGAAGTGCCTTTCAGGGCTTTTACAATTTGTTAACTATGCATAGGAGAAAATTATGACAGAAGAAGTGAATACCACTGAAACTGAAGTAGGCACAGAAGAACAACAAGTTCAACTGTCTCTTAAAGACATCGCAACAATGGTTCAGATAATTGATATCTGTTCTAAAAGAGGTGGATTTGAAGGGCCAGAACTTGAAGCAGTTGGAGGATTAAGAAACAGAATCGTTACTTTCTTAAACGCTGCATCTAAAGGAGCTGAAAACGTTCCTGAAGGAGAAGTTCCTGTCGCTGAAGAATCAGAATCAGAAGGTTAAAAAGCAAAGGGGTGAAAGTCCCCTTATTTTATTATAGGATATATTATGGATAACAATGAAAAAGCCAAATTGCTCGAGGCTTTACAAACAGGGCTAGTCACAGTAACATTCAAAAAAATAGATACAGGCGAATTAAGAGTTATGCCTTGTACTCTACAACCAGAAGCTTTAAAAGAAAATGGAGTAACATCAACTATTAATTATTCACCAACAGAAATGGAAGCATTTCCAGTATGGTCATTGGATAAAAAAGCTTGGAGAAGCTTTAGATTAGATACAGTTGTACAATGGGATACAAACGAGGTATCAAGATGACAAACTTACGCAATGAATTTTTATGGGTCGAAAAGTATAGGCCCAGAACAATCGAACAATGCATCCTTCCAAAATCATTGAAGGAAACATTCAAGTCACAAATACAAAACAAAGAACTACCAAATATGATGTTCACTGGTACTGCAGGTACTGGTAAAACAACAGTAGCTAGATCTTTATGTCAAGAGTTAGGATTAGACTATATTTTAATTAATGGGTCAGAAGAATCCGGAATAGACACTCTTAGAAATAAGATTAAACACTTTGCATCTACAGTATCCCTAACAGGATCAGTAAAGGTTGTAATATTGGACGAAGCAGATTATCTAAATCCCCAATCAACTCAACCTGCACTTAGAGGGTTTATTGAAGAATTTAGTAATAATTGCAGATTTATTTTAACCTGTAATTTTAAAAACAGAATTATAGAACCTCTTCATAGCCGATGCACTGTTATAGACTTTAAAATACCTAAAGATGAAAAATCTACAATAGCTTCTGAAATGCTAGAAAGATTAGAGATCATCCTTGATTATGAAAATATAGAGTATGAAAAGAATGTACTTGCAGAATTAATCATTAAATACTTTCCTGATCTAAGAAGAACAATTAATGAGGTTCAAAGATATTCAGTTTCTGGAAAGATAGATACTGGGATACTAGTTCAAATTAGTGATATTGCAATGAATGATATCATGCAACTACTAAAGGAAAAAAACTTTAGGGGTATGAGAAAATGGGTTAGCAACAACATGGATATAGAACCTGCTTCAGTTTTCAGAAAGATCTATGATGGAATGAATGAAAAAGTAGAGGATAAATCTATTCCTCAGCTTGTTCTCATATTAGCAGATTACCAATATAAGAATGCATTTGTAGCAGACCACGAGCTCAATCTAGTGGCATGCTTTACAGAAATTATGTCAAGTGTTCAATTCAAATGAAAAAATATACTCACAACCTGCACACGGGAACCTTTGGCCCAGAAGAAGATATCAGTGTAACATATCAAATGTGGCCAGTAATGTATGATCTTGAAGTTACAAGATGGAGAGTTGTCCGATTTGAGGATAACGAAGTAAAATATGAACGTATCTTTGATAATGAAGATCAAGCAAAAATTTATATAAAAGAAAATGAATCCATTTGAATATATAAACGCAATTAATTTTTCGAAAAAAGATATCATGGTTGATGATATAGCAGAAAAAGAATACAATACATTTCTTGTAAATAGAACTATGTCGTATTTTCCTGATACGGTTCTTTTTGCTAATGAAATGAACATCAATCACCACATTGACAACCGTCTTCAATTCGATTTTTTCATAAATATAATTAGTAAACGTAAAAGATTTTCTAAATGGGCAAAGCCTGAAGAAATAGAAAATCTTGAGCTCATCAAAGAATATTATGGATATAGTAATGAAAAGGCTAAATCTGCATTATCAATAATGAGTCATGAACAAATTGAACAATTGAAACAAAGGATTTATAAAGGTGGAAATAGAAAACAACGAAATTAAAAACTGGTCTCCAACTAATATGTTAGAGGTGACCCTAAATGAACCAGACGACTTTTTAAAAATACGTGAAACCTTAACACGTATCGGAGTCGCATCACGCAAAGATCAAAAGCTGTTTCAGTCTTGTCATATCTTACATAAACAAGGCAGATACTTTATCGTACACTTTAAAGAACTCTTTTTGTTGGATGGTAAACCTTCAAACTTAATGGATAATGATATCCAAAGAAGGAATACTATTGCAACTCTTTTGAGTGATTGGGGATTAGTTACTATAGTAGATAAATCCCAAGCTATGGACGTAGCTCCATTGAGACAAATCAAAGTTATTCCGTTCAAGGAAAAGAATCAATGGGAACTTTGTCCAAAATATAATATAGGAAATACTCAATCTAAGGATTGATCCTGTATAAATAAAACTGAATCGCCGATTATCGGGATTCGAATTTTAACCTTGCTAACTAATAGGAGGAAATATAAAATGGTAGTAAGAAATAACTTGAACGTACCACGTTCGCTATTCGTAGGATTTGACACTTTATTTGAGGATCTCGAAAGAATCCATTCAAGTGCTAGATCTAATAATAATAACTATCCACCACACAATGTTGTGAAAATCGATGAGGAGAAATTCCTTATTGAGCTAGCAGTGGCTGGTTTCACAAGAGATAATATTGATATCGAATTAAAAGATGGTATCCTTAGGGTCTCTGGTGAAGTAGAAAAGGATGAACGTGAATATGCGTATAAAGGCATTTCATCTCGCAAATTTGAGAAGAGCTTCCGCCTCTCAGAATTTGTCGTAATAGATGGTGCTGATCTTGTGGATGGGATACTCGTGGTTTATGCCAGAGTAGAACTTCCTGAAGAAAAGCGTCCAAGGAAGATCGATATAGGGTCTGCTGGGGCGTCAAAGAAAAAATCTTTTTTGAAAGGCTAGTATCAGCGAAGCAATCCCAGTAGATTGTAATAAACATTTACTGGAGATAACTATGAAAGAACTAATGCATATGTTCTTAAAATATGATGATGTAAGAGAGACCCTAGGATTATTAATGATAAGTGTGACAACTTTAACATTGGCACCACTAACAATATACCTATCCTATCTCTCATTTTGATTCATGCGGGGGAGGAATAACTCCCCCATCTTTTATAAAATAATTTCAATTAAGGGGTTTACAAACCTCTTTAACTGTGGTATAATATACACTTTATTATGGCAAACTTCTACACAAACGTTACACGATACAAAAGTTTTATTCTTTACCGTGGAATAGAAAACGGTAAAAAGGTCCAACGAAAATCTAAATACGGACCAACCCTTTTTGTTACAACACCCAAACCTACAAAATGGAAATCCATTGATGGTAAACCTGTGGCTCCTATTACTTTCGAAAGTATGTGGGATTGCAAGCAATGGGTGGATGAAAACAAATCAATATCTGGAAGATCTATATTCGGAAACACAAAGCATGTTGCTGGGTTTATAAACGATTATTTTCCAGGTGATATAGAATTCGATAGGAATCTAATTAACGTTACCTCTCTGGACATAGAGGTAGCTTCAGATGATGGGTTTCCAGAGCCAGGTGAAGCTTCAAAAGAAGTTACGGCAATTACAATCAAAAACAATATTGACAATACCTATTATGTTTGGGGACTAGGAGACTACGATGTAGAAAGGTCCATAATGAAAACTAATCGTGTGGTTTACAAGAAATGTGAAACCGAAAAAGATCTCCTAGTCTCTTTCCTTACCCATTGGGCTTTACCCTCAAATTGTCCAGATATTGTTACTGGTTGGAACGTAGAATTTTTCGATATCCCATATTTGGTGAATAGAATGAGAAATGTTTTTGGTTCAGATGAAAACGCTAGAAAGCTTTCTCCATGGGGATTGGTAGACGAAAGAAACATTACCAGAATGATAGGTCGTGAAACCACTTATGAAATACAAGGTGTTTCTGTTATGGACTACCTAGAACTATTTAAAAAGTTTGGATATTCATATGGTACACAAGAATCATATAAACTAGATCATATTGCTCATGTAGTACTAGGAGAGAATAAGCTCTCTTACGAAGAACATGGAACTCTTTATACTTTGTATAAAAACGATCATCAAAAGTTTATTGATTATAACATTAAAGATGTAGAACTTGTAGACAGATTAGAAGATAAACTCGGTCTTATCACATTAGCAGTAACAATAGCTTATCGTGGTGGGGTGAATTACAAAGATACCTTTGGAACAACTGCAATTTGGGATTCAATTGTGTTCCGTAAGCTATGGCAAGAAAACGTAGTAGTTCCATTCCAAGAAGATAAAACTAGATCTCCATATCCTGGTGGTTATGTAAAAGAACCACAAGTCGGAATACATGATTGGGTAGTTAGCTTCGATCTTAACTCCCTATATCCTTCTATCATTATGCAATATAATATGTCACCCGAAACAATATCAGATGGTGAATTTATAAGCACATCAGTAGATGAAATACTTAACAATCCATCAAATATGGATAATCATGGTAAAGCATTAGGTGCTAATGGTCAATATTTTAGAATTGACAAAAAAGGGGTATTCCCACAAATCATCGATGAAATGTATAGTGAAAGGGTAGGGGTCAAGAAAGAAATGATCAAATCCCAACAAGAGTTACAAAAAGTAGATAAAACAGATAAACAGGAACTTTATAGAATAGAAAGAGATATTGCTATTAAAAACAATCGCCAAATGGCAATTAAGATTCTTCTTAACTCTCTTTATGGCGCAATTGGTAATCAGTACTTCAGGTTTTTCGACCAGCGCATCGCAGAAGCTATTACCCTATCTGGTCAACTTATTATTCGTTGGGCAGAGAAGGCAATTAATGATTACCTAAATTCTGTATTAAAAACCGAAACCGATTATGTTTTGGCTATTGATACCGATTCCCTCTATGTAAATCTAGGTCCACTGGTTAAGGAAGTAAATCCCAAAAGTCCGGTGGACTTCCTAGATAAAATTGCATCTGAAAAGCTAGAACAAGTATTTGAAAAGTCATATGACGATCTATTTAAAATCCTTGGTGGAATAGAAAATAGAATGGGAATGAAACGAGAAGCTATTGCAGATCGCGGGATATGGACAGCAAAGAAAAGATATATTCTTAATGTTTTAGATAACGAAGGTGTTAGGTATACCGAACCAAAAATTAAAGTAATCGGTATCGAAGCTACAAAATCTTCAACACCAGCTCAGGTTAGACAAGCACTAAGAGAAATATTTAAAGTAATTGTATCTGGAAGTGAAGTAGATGTACAAAAGGCTATTCAACAATTTAGGGAATACTTTGGAACATTACCACCTCATGAAATTGCTTTTCCTCGTGGGGTATCAAACATCAATAAGTATAAAAGAAATTATAGAACTCAAGATGGTACCTTCACGTACACGTACGACAAGGGCACGCCCATACACGTACGCGGGTGCTTACTCTATAACCTACAAAGAGAAAAGCTAGGTCTTAGAAATCTTGAAGAGATTAAAAGTGGGGAAAAGATTAAATTCGTTTATCTTAAAAAAGCAAATCCAATTAAAGAAAATGTTATAGCTTTCCCTGATTATCTTCCCTCAGAATTTAATTTAGAAAACTATATTGACCACGATCTACAATTTAAGAAAACCTTCTTAGATGTTATCGATCCGATATTAAATGCTATTGGATGGTCATCAACAAAGATTGCCACTCTGGAGGACTTTTTCTCATGATATTATTCGTAGGAATTGCACCAGGTAATCATCCTCCTGACAAATCACCAACACTAAAAAGAATTAAATATTGGATGGATTCTGTTGGTATAGATAAGTATGATTGGACAAATTTAGTAGATTATAAAGCACCAAAGTTAAAGTTATCAGAAGTTAATGAGGAAGAGTTTGCAAAGAAGATTAAGGGTTATTCACACATCATAGCGTTAGGGAATCTACCTAGCACTTACTTATTTAAAAAAAGAATTCCACACTTAAAAGTTCCACATCCAAGTGGACTCAATCGAATATGGAATGATAAATCTGTAGAACCTGAGGTAATTAATAAAATTAGGGGGTTTACAAACTAATGAAAATACGGTATAATATACCATTATGGAGAAAAAAATGAAACTAGTAAGATTATCCTCTGGTGAAGAGGTTATTGGTAAAGTAGTAGATAATGGAAGTGACGTTACTATTACTGATGGCTATTCTTTAATACCAGCAGGAGAAGGCAAAATTGGATTTATGCCTTTCATGGCTTATACAAAAGCAAAACAAGGAATCACTATTCCTAAAAACTTTGTTATATTCATGGTCGATCCAGTCGATGAATTAGTCGATCAGGTAAGACAAATGGATACGGGGCTTGTTACGCCTAAGAGTAAAATAATATCATGAGCAAAGACTGGGTAAAAGATATACATGACATGCAAACCAAGTATGGTACTCGTGCATGGATGGAAACTGCAACTCAAGAACAAAAGAAAAGGTTCTTAGAATTTAGAATTGACTTTTTAAGAGAAGAATTAGAAGAGACTGAAACAGCTCTTATTAATATGGATTCTGAAGAAATAGTCGATGGTCTTATTGATCTTTGCGTTGTAGCAATTGGTACACTCGATGCTTTCAATGTCGATCCACATGTTGCTTGGAACGAAGTGCTTAAAGCAAATATGAACAAACATCCAGGTGTAAAACCTGAAAGACCTAATCCACTTGGATTACCTGACTTAATTAAACCAGATAATTGGGAGGCTCCTTCACACGAAGGGAATCATGGTAAGCTTAACGATCTTCGATAACATATACGATAATAAAACCCATAAAAGAATGGACTATGGTTCATTTGATGAGTTTGAAAAAGTATTATATAAACTATCTGAATCAACCAAGTATCCTACAAAGAAGGATGCACCATTAATTAGTCCTGCAATATATCTTCCTGAAGCAACAAGATCTAACGAAAACGTTGTAGCTTGGGGAGGATTTGGCATATTGGATGTCGATGATTTTGAAGGTCAAATGCAAGATATTGAAAAGAAATATTCTCAATATCGATATGTCTGCTATTCAACTGCTTCATCAACAATAGAAAACCCCAAATTTAGATTAGTGTTTCCACTAACTCAATCAGTGGTTAAAGATGATATTAAGCATTTTTGGTTTGCTTTAAACAAAGAGATTGGCGATATTGCCGATGCTCAAACCAAAGATTTAAGTAGAATGTATTATATCCCAGCAAAATATAAAGATAGTTTTAGTTTCATATTTTCTCATGATGGTGATATAATGGATCCAAATGAGGTAATGGAAAAACATCCTTATGTTAAACGCGATGGGGATTTCTTTTCTAGACTTCCTGAAGCAATACAAAGGGGATTGATTGAACATAAAAGGGGTCAACTAAATAATACAAACTATGAATGGACTGGATATCAAGATTGTCCATTCGTTAACAAACAGCAAATACAAGAATATAAATCAATTACTGGTACTGGATGGTATGGTAAAATGTATCAAATTATGGTATCAACAGCAGGAAACGCGATGTCAAAAGGATATCCAATCACTGCAAAAGAAATAGAATATATCTGCAGAGATTTAGATAATGATACTGGCAATTGGTATGGTAAACGAGATTTTGAAAGAGAGGCAGAACGAGCTATAGAGTTTGTTTTTAGAAATAATATATGAGTAAATTTGGTAAAGCAATAGACAAAGAAGTCAAGTATACAGGTCAAATGATGTTTAAATCATTTATTGGGGGAATGTCTTTTGGGGCATTACTGATGGGATTATTATTACTTCCTCAGTTAGTAAAAGCATCAGATGAAAACAGTGATCGTTTTTGTCTTGCACAAAACATTTATTTTGAATCAGCAAATCAATCTTTTGCTGGACAATTAGCTGTGAGCCACGTAGTTTTAAATAGGGTCGAAAGTAATTTATTTCCGAATTCTATATGCGAAGTAGTTCATCAAGCGAAATTAAGAGAAAACTGGTTAGGAGATATGGTTCCGATTAGAAATCAGTGTCAATTTAGTTGGTACTGTGATGGAAAATCAGATGATCCCGTTGATTCTGTAACTTGGTTAAACTCTATAAAGGTAGCTGGAATGGTTTTATCTGGACAATACAAAGACATTACTGAAGGATCACTTTGGTATCATGCAGACTTTGTAAATCCATATTGGGCAGATCAGCTGGAATTAGTAACAACAATCGATAACCATCTTTTTTACAAATGATTAGTTGGGTTTTTGGTTGGATAAGCATTGAGTACTTAGAACACAAGGGGGTAATATGTACAGATATAAAGTCGAAGTAACACGAGTCGTAGATGGTGACACAGTTGATGTGGACATTGATCTTGGATTCGGTATGTGTTATAAAAAGCAAAGAGTTAGACTAATGGGTATTGATACTCCAGAGTCTAGAACAAGAGATCTACAAGAAAAATTTTATGGTAAACAATCCAAAAAGTTTTTAGTAGAACTTTTAGAAAATCAAGTGGTAGAATTACTATCACATGACAAAGGAAAGTTTGGAAGAATTATCGGAGAACTATTTATTGATACCATTATGGTAGAAGGGGTCGCTACTAATGCAGCAGGAAATATTAATCAAATGATGATTGATAACCACCATGCCGTTCCATATTTTGGTCAATCTAAAGATGATACGGTTCAAGGACACCTATGGAATCGTGAAGCTTTAAAGGAGAAAGGAATTGAGTATATCGCTAACTAGAGATGATGTTATTACAAAATTCAATGGGGTCTATACGGGATCTCCGACTTCTGAATTTATTAGTAAAAGAAACGAAAAAATATCTACTACGAGAGATAAAAGTGAATTAAACA